TAAGGCAGCATTGTATATTGAGAAATCTTTGTCAGATAAAATATCTGATTTATTCATAAACTCACACGTTTCTGAAACCATTTTGTTAACTACATCAACATAGACTCCAGAGTGTCTATTAATCAATTCCTGCAAGCTAATACTATCGTTTTCTTCTTTGATTCTATTAATCAAACATAGGTCTTCTTCCATAGGTTTAAAGTTTCTTCTGGTATGGTTTTATATAAAACCTCAAGGGCGATTGCTGAAAGCCAATCATCATTTTCAATTGTATTCCAAACAAAGAAATGGTCTGATTTCTCTCTCAAAGGAATGGTGTTATTCCTTTCGTCATCATTTGCTGGTTGAACAAGTTTACCGTTTGGTAAAACTCTATCAACAAAAATATTAAATCCGTTATTATCTTTGATCCAATTAAATTCATTTTCAAATCGGACATCGCTAACAATAGTCACGACATTTTCTTTTAATTGTTTTTCGACAGATTTTACCCAAATATCTGGATCTAGCTTGCGTCGAACATGAGTACCCCAAGTAACAAGCATCGGGCGAATGATATTTTTCTCATCATCATTTTCGGTAAAAACATCAATACCCAATGTGCTGTGGATAAAATCCTTACATTCCAACTTTAGTTGTTTGGCAAAAGATGTTTTTTCACATTTGATGTTTGAAGCAGCAAGAATTTCGCAGATGCGATCTGCCAATGTATCTTTACCGCTACGGGCAGGTCCGCTTATTCCTATAATACTCATGATCCTGTACTTCCAAAGCCTCCTGCGTTTCTAGTTGTTTGTGACAAATTATCTTCCTGTTCGATGTTTACCACAACTTTTGAAGCAAGAACCAACTGACCTATCTTATCGCCCATTTTGTAGATTTTATTTTTATTGATACCAATTGCCTGTTTATGACCATTAATTAGTGTTGAATCAATAGGTTGTGCAATATACTTAAACCTAAGTTTAATGCTACCTCTGTAACCTTGGTCAATCAAACCAACAGAATTACATAAAACAAGATTCATTTTAGATATTGATGATCTTGGAAAAACGTAGGTATGGTAATACATGGGAGGCTCAATGGAAAGTTCGGTATCGTATTCAATATAGTCTATCGAATAATATTTATCTTCTATTCCATCAACCTTGAGGCCCACTATTACAGGATCACTAGCTGCAATAATATCGTAACCAGAATCAGTAATGTGTGCTGGCATCAATATATTGTTTAAGTTATTGACTTTTAGTTTACTCATTTTTTTGATCTATCTGTTTAATTAACTCTGAGGCATGCCTATGCAAGCCAATATCTGCTAAAATTGCTGGAGAATAAACAAGGTGCATATTTTCATTATCTTTTTTAATTGGGACAACAGATATTACCGCACCAACGCAAAAACGCTCGTCCATATTGTCAACCTGTTTTTGAAGCGCAATGGATGCGGCTTCTTCATGAGAAAAAGCTTCTACCGAAACCTCCCAATCTGCACTCGCACATAAATATGTTTTTGAGGCTTTATTTTTATCTGACATAGCAAAAATTTAACACGAATAGCTGGATTTGTCAATAAAAAATTTTTTCCATCTATTAAATTAATTTTGATCTTCTTTACTATAGGACCACGAAAAACTTTAGGAATAAACTCTACTTAAAATTAATTTAATCGTATTCGTAGTCTATTGATCGCTTTCGCTCTTGACTCGTCCAAAGTTGTTGTTTTAAATCGAAAAGTAGCTACGTAATCGTAAGAGTAAATTTCTATATGTCAAGAAAAAAATTTAAGAAAATTTGTTGTTGATAAACTTGTAAATTCAGGTTATAGTGTAAACTATAACACTATGATCTTTGAGGAACAAGTTTCAAGAAAGCCGAATCACTATCCGTGGACAGAAGATTTTATCGAGGCCATGCACAATGGGTTTTGGACCGATAAAGAGTTTTCTTTTAAGTCAGATGTTCAACAGTTTAAGACTGAACTTACAGATCAAGAGCGGGAGATTATTATCAGAACTCTTTCTGCAATTGGACAGATTGAAGTAGCTGTAAAAACCTTTTGGTCAAAGCTTGGTGATAATCTTCCCCACCCTTCATTGCAGGATCTTGGGTTTGTAATGGCAAATGTGGAAGTTATTCACAATAATGCCTATGAGCGACTTCTTAGCACCCTAGATCTTGAGGATATTTTTGAAGAAAATCTCAAACTTGAGTGGATTCAAGGCCGCGTTAAGTACTTGAAAAAATATACACACAAGTTCTATAAAGACTCTAAAAAGCAATATCTTTATGCTTTAATTCTGTTTACTCTCTTTGTTGAGAATGTTTCTTTGTTTTCACAGTTCTATGTCATCAACTGGTTTGCTCGACATAAGAATGTCCTCAAAGATACCGATCAGCAGGTAAAGTACACAAGGAACGAAGAAAATATCCACGCTCTCATTGGTGTTAAGATTATCAATACCATTAGAGAAGAGCATCCAGAACTTTTTGATGAAGACTTGGAGCAGAAAATCCTTAGCGAAGCTATGGAAGCATTTAAATCAGAATCTAAGATTATCGATTGGATGGTGAATGGCATTAATGAGACTGGGCTTTCTGCGCCCATCTTAAAAGAATTTATTAAGCGTAGGATTAATGAGTCACTCACACAAATCTCATTTCCTCCTGTTTTTGAAGTTGACGAATCTCTTGTTTCGTCTACAATGTGGTTTGACGAAGAACTGTTGGGCAATAATATGACTGACTTCTTCCACTCTAGGCCAGTTGAATATTCGAAAAAGTCTCAGTCGTTTTCTGAAGATGATATTTTTTAATTGGTTTAGGTTGAGGTAAAAGTAGACAAATACAAATGGAAAAAGATATTTATTGGCTAAATGAAGACTCGCGCACTTTTTTACAGCGTGGGTATTTGATTGAAGGAGAATCCCCAGAAGGGCGCATTAGAGATATTGCAGAAACCGCAGAAAAGTATTTAGGTTTAAACGGCTTTGCTGACAAATTTGAATCTTATATGCATCAAGGATTTTATTCTCTTTCGAGTCCTATCTGGAGCAACTTTGGCCGTAAGAGGGGTTTGCCTATTTCTTGCTTTGGTAGTTATATTGATGATGATATGGCTGCGATTTTAAACAAGGTTTCAGAGGTTGGTATGATGACCAAATCAGGCGGCGGCACTAGCGCATACTTTGGAGCATTGCGCGGTCGCGGTGCAGAGATTTCTTCTGGCGGAAAGTCTACTGGGTCTGTCCATTTCATGGAGCTTTTTGATAAGCTAATGAATGTCGTTTCTCAGGGTAGTGTTCGTAGAGGTTCATTTGCCGCATATCTCCCAATTGATCATCCAGATATCGAAGAGTTTTTGAAAATTCGCTCCGAAGGCAATTCAATTCAAGAGATGTCTATTGGTGTTTGTGTGTCAGACCAATGGATGAAAGAAATGCTTGATGGCGATAAGGATAAACGCAAGCTTTGGGGCCAAGTTATTAAAAAGAGATTTGAGTCTGGCTATCCATACTTGTTTTTTACTGACAATGTTAATAATCAAGCACCGCAAGTTTACAAAGACAAAGGCTTGAAGATTTATGCATCTAATTTATGCAATGAAATTTTCCTTTCTTCATCTCCTGATGAATCATTTGTTTGCAATCTTTCGTCTCTCAACTTGGAGAAGTGGCATGAGATTGAGTTTACTGATGCTATAGAAACCCTTGTGTTTTTCTTGGATGCAGTAATGACTGAATTTATTGATAAAACAGAAAGCATTAAATTCATGGATGCCCCACGCAGATTTGCTATCAATCAAAGAGCATTGGGGATCGGCGTTTTGGGCTGGCACACTTTTCTTCAGTCACAGATGATTCCATTTGAGTCTATGGATGCTAAAATGCTTAACAGCACAATCTGGTCAGAAATCAGAATGCGCTGCGATAGCGCAAGTCAAAAACTGGCAGGTATCTATGGAGAACCTCCTCTTCTTCAAGGATATGGAAGGCGAAATACTACTACACTTGCAGTAGCTCCAACTACTAGCAGTTCGTTTATTCTTGGTCAGGCATCTCCATCTATTGAACCACTCAATAGTAATTATTTTGTAAAAGATTTAGCTAAGGGTAAGTTTACTTATCGCAACCCCCACTTAGAAAAGCTCCTTAAACAAAAGATGCAAAATACCGAAGAAGTCTGGAGGTCGATCCTTATTAAAGGCGGATCAGTTCAGCACCTTGATTTTCTCTCTGAGAAGGAAAAAGATGTATTTAAAACTTTTGGAGAAATATCTCAAAAAGAAATCATTATTCAAGCCGCACAACGTCAAAAGCATATTGATCAGGGCCAAAGCTTGAATATTATGATTCCACCTACAGCAAAACCAAAAGATGTAAATGAATTAATGATTTTTGCTTGGGAACAGGGCATTAAGGGTCTTTACTACCAAAGAAGCGCAAATCCCGCTCAAGAACTGGCAAGATCTATTCTTTCTTGCAAAAATTGCGAAGCTTAATTATTTTTTTAAAAAAATAGTGTAATAACAATATATTATGGAAATTGATTTTTCTACCAAAATTCAAGAGCTTTTTGACAATACAGAAGCTGCAAAACGTTCTGGCCCGAAAAGTGACGCACAGACTCCAGCATTACCTTCTGAAAGACGCAGAGGATCTGATAAAAATCCAAAGGGTTCCGCTGGCAAAGATGGTGGCAAAATTCAATTTACAGAGAAAATCATTAACTCTCTGAAGGAGAAGGTTTCCTCGCATAATGAAAAATATAGTAAGAAGGTAACTCTTTCTCAATTAAAGAAAGTGTATCGTCGTGGTCTTGGAGCTTTCTCTGCGTCTCATAGGCCAGGCCAAACAAGAAATAGTTGGGCAATGGCTCGCGTTAATATGTTTCTTAAAATGGTTCGTGGAGGAAAGGTTAAAGATTCCTATCGCGCTGCTGATCAAGATGTTGCTGCTGGTTCAGAACTGTACTACGAACAAAAGCCAGAAGATTGCTTTTGGGAGTTTGAGTCTTTAGACTTCGATCTAGCTCGCATTGATCTTATCAAGGCTGGAGTTGATCTTGATCTTGAAGGTGATATTGATTTAGATGATATTGACTATTCAGAAGCAGAACAAAAAACACTTAATAAGCCATTTAGATTACCTAGTGGCTCTAAAAAGAAATTTGGTGTTTATGTAAAAAATGATAAAGGCAATACTGTCATGGTAAAATTCGGAGATCCAAATATGGAAATCCGCAGAGACGATCCAGAACGCCGCCGCAATTTTAGAGCTAGACATCAGTGCGATACTAATGTTGGTCCTAAGTGGAAAGCCAGATACTGGAGTTGCCGTTTTTGGAGTCGCAAACCAGTTTCGTCAATGGCTTCTGAAGACACTATTCTTTTAGAGGATGATATTGATGATTGGGGCTGGGATGATACTGACTTCTTAGAACAGGAAGAGTTATTCTTAGAAAATCCAGATCTTAAAAATATCGAAATAGAAATAGAAGAAGACGAGCTTTGAGCTTATAATCATGCATTCGCATGAAAGTCTTATTTATTTCTGATTTTAATATTAATCAAAACCCTGGTGGGGCGCAGGTTAGTAATGAATCTATTATTTCTTTTGGCAGATCATTAGGTCATGAAATTACCCTATTCGATTATCAAAGCTCGCCAATAGAATTAATTTCTAGATTTGATATTGTTATTTCATCAAATTTAGAAGTCTTGTCTCAACATAAAAGTTATATATTTGATTTCATTTTCAATCATGATAATCATGTTCGATTGGAGCATGATTCTTGCTCATATTTGAATAATGATCTTAGAAAAAAATTGTTCTGTCATTCTAAAAAGAACTTTTTTCTTTCTAACTTTCATATAGATTTTTTTAAGAAAAAATATGGTAATTATTTTTCTAATATAGAAATTGTTTATGATCCAATAGACTGTTCTAAAATTAATAATTCTCTTGAAAATAGAAAATATGACATAACTTATGCGGGATTTTTGCATCCACTAAAAGGATGTGATAATTTATATAAATTCGCAAAAGAAAATCCCAATAGAGAAATCAATATATTTGGATGGTCTTATGATGATAATATCATAAATAGGCTATGCTCATTACATAATATTATATTTCATGGCAAAAAAACTCCTTCAGAAATTTTTAATATATATTCTCAATCAAAATATATTTATCATAATCCAGTTGTAAATGAACCATTTTGTAGAATGGTTGCCGAAGCATTATTATGTGGATGTGATTTTATTGGTGATAAAACAAAAATTGGCAGTATCCAAGAATTTGAAAAAGTTGGTTACGAAAAATTTAAATATAATTGCGAAAACGCATCCAAAATTTTTTGGGAGAAATTAAAAATATGAAAATTTTATTAGTATTAAATAAATATTTAAATAGAGGTCAATCAGAATTTTTTGATGCACCATATTATAATTTTTATATACCATTACTTGAACTTGGTCATCAAGTTTATTTATATGATACAATACATGGAGACAATAAACCATTTATGGAAATTGTTGATGACTTTCAACCTAATTTAATTTTTTCTATTTTAACTGGAAATCCATCAATAACTCCTCATGAACCAATAGATGAAATTAAAAAAATAACACAAGAAAATAAAATAAAAACATTCAACTGGTTTTGTGACGATACATGGAGATTTGAAACTTTTGGTAAAAAAATTTGTAAATATTTTTCATATTGCTCTACTCCAGAAAAAAAATATATTTCCAAGTATAAAGAAATTGGATATAATAATATCCTATTAGGCAATTGGCATTGCAATCAAGATTTAAAATTTAGTTCGTCAAAAATATTTGATGTAACTTTTTGTGGAGGACAAACACAATCAAGAATAGATATGTTTCAAAAGCTTGCTAATTCTGGAATTAATTTAAAATATTTTTATGGATTATCTTACGAAGATATTATGAGGGCATATGGCTTATCAAAAATTGGATTAAATTTAACAACCAACGATAATGATATCGACAAAAAAAATCAAATGAAGTTAAGAATATTTGAAGTAGTAGCATCTCAATCCTTACTCTTAACAGAATATGTGGACTCTATAGAAGAATTTTTTAATGTAGGAAAAGAGATTGAAGTTTTTTACAATATTGAAGAAGCGCAAGATAAAATAAAATTCTATTTACAAAATGATTCTGCTAGACAAAAAATTGCTAACTCTGGTTATGAAAGATTTAAAAAACAACATACTTCAAAAATTAGATTGAGTGAAATTATTAATCAAATCATATGAAAATATTTATACAATCGCATGATTCGCATGCTGGTAAATGGATATATAGAGGATATTCACACGCTTGGATTTACAAGGGATTTTCTGTTGAATTTATTAATTCTTTATCAGAAGTAAAAATAGATCAACCTTATTATTTAATGATTACTGAATCTCTTATTGATCAGCAATATATAGATATTATTGAAAATAGCGAAAAAACTATTTTATATGTTTCTGCAAATAAATATCCTGATCCTTGGGGTTCTCATCCAAATTGGATTAGTTCACTCAATTTTAATTTAATTAACGATATCAATCAATTAAAAAACGTAATCAAATGGAATTTTTCAGACATTAATAAAGATTATTTCTATTTATGGAATAATGTATACTCAGTACCTTTAGCATTTGATAGCATTAATTATCGTTCGGATATAAAGTTAAAATATGATTATGATATTTGCTATATCGGTAGTATCGCTAATAATGGATTTAATGAAAAAATAGAAATAATAAAAAAAACTTTAGACGCTTTCTTAAAAACTAATTTAAGATGCGCTTTTGCAGTTAATGCCAACTTAACTCATGAACAAGAAAATTATTTATTAAATAATTCAAAAATTGCACTTAATGTACATGATGCTTATCAAAGAACATTAGGATTAGATACAAATGAAAGAACTTTTAAAGGGCTTGGATGCAATGGTATTTTAGTGAGCGACAAAATAGATCAATTAAATAGAATATTTCCAGATGTATTTACATCAAATTGCGAAACTGATTTAGTTTCTCATTGTCAAAAATTTATTCAAAAAGATGTGGATGAAATAAATTATCTAAAAAATAAAAATCAAACTTTAATTCAAAACAATCATTCATATATTAATCGAATCGAATATTTTCTATCTTTATGAAATTTAATATTATTATACCAAATTATAATTGCAGTAGATTTTTGGAAAAATGTATTCTATCATGCGTTAATCAGTCTCATTCTGATTATAAAATAATCTTTATAGACAATGAAAGTTCTGATGATAGTTTGGAGATTGCAAAAAAAATTCAAAAACAATATCCAGAAAAAATAATTATTGATTCTGCTCCAAATATTTATCCTTATTGTTGGGATGAATGCATTACAAAAGCATTTGATTATATGGATGGAGACTTCTTTACTATAATTGCTGCTGATGACTGGATTGAAAAAGATTATTTAAGAAATTTTGAAAATTGGTTACTAGAACAAAATAGAGAAATTTTAATTGCTCAATCTTCATTAATTTGGATACAAAATAATGAACAAATTAATTATGTAAATCACGAATATAATTCATTAAATGATTTAAAAAAACAATTAATACAATCTTGTTGTGTTAATACCCCAACTGTATTTTTTAGTACTAAATTAGTTGAAAAAAAGCTATATACACCTCAGCCACATTTATATAGTGGAGCAGCAGATTATGCATTATATTGCCATTTAGTAGATAATGATATTTACATAGAAAATATTGGAAAATGGATTGGATACAATTATCATATTCATGAAAAACAGGCTACTTGGTCCATGAATAAGAATCCAATAAGCTATTCAAATATCATTCAAAAAAAATGGAAAGACAAATGGAAAATTTAAATGAAATACTATCTTTAGTAAAAAACTTTGTTGATAATAAACAGACCTCTTGGGAAGAGGGAAAAGATTGGGTTCAATATGCAGGTCCATTATTTGATAGTAGTGAATATGTAGAAGCAATAAAAACTATATTAAATGGATGGTTAGTTTTGGGGCATCAAGGCTTGGTATTTGAAAGACAATTTTCTAAATTTCTTGGTAAAGAATATGGGGTACTAACTAATAGTGGTAGTAGTTCGAATTTGTTAATGATGTCTGCAATGACATCTAATAGGTTATATAATCTACCTAAAGGTACTAAAGTTATTACTCCAATAGCTGGATTTCCAACTACTATTAATCCTATTTTTCAAGTTGGATTTGAACCTCTATTTGTAGATATTGATTTAGATACTTTAAACTTAAATTTAGAACAGGTAGAAGAGCAAGCGAAAAATGGTGCTAAAATTATTACATTTGCACATGTTTTAGGTAATCCTCCAAATATGGATAAATTGATGCAAATCGTTAAAGACTATGATCTAATTTTATTAGAAGATTGTTGTGATGCTTTAGGCTCCACTTATAACAATCAACCTCTTGGAAGTTTTGGAGAAATGTCTAGTTGTTCATTTTATCCTGCTCATCATATAACAATGGGAGAAGGCGGCTTCATTTCTACTAAAACAAAAGAGCAAGAAAACATTGTTCGAAATTTAAGAGAATGGGGTAGAGGTTGTTATTGTGTTGGACAAAAAGCTGGACTTTCAAAAAATGGAAGTTGTGGTAAAAGATTTAGTAATTGGTTGCCATCATTGCCTGATGAAATATTTGACCATAAATATGTTTATGATGAAATAGGTTATAATCTGAAGCCAATTGAAATGCAAGCGGCAATGGGCTTGGAACAAATTAAAAAGCTTCCATTTATTATAGAAAAAAGAAAACAAAATCATAATAGACTTTTAAATGTATTTTCTAAATATGAAGAATTTTTTATTCTTCCTAAAGCAACATTTAATAGTGATCCTAGTTGGTTTGCTTTCGCTGCCACGCTTAAAGATAATGCGCCATTTAAACGTAAAAATATTGTTGATTTTTTTGAATCCAATAAAATACAAACAAGACCATACTTTGCTGGAAACATTATGCTTCAGCCAGCATATAAAGGAATGATGGACGAACAGCATGTTATTAATGGATTTCCCAATGCTCGCAAAATTACTACTGATACTTTTTTTCTTGGCACTAGCCCCGTCATTTCTGAAAAACAAATCGATTATATAGAATCAGTTCTAGAAAAATTTATAAAAACATTATGAAAAAAGTAGTATATATTACTGGATGTCTTGGATTTATTGGTTCTTATGTGACTAGATTATGTTTAGAAAAAGGTTGGTATGTAAAGGGTGTCGATAAAATTACATACGCCGCCAATACAACATTACTCAAAGAATTTCAAAAGTATGAAAATTTTTCATTTGTGCATTGCGACATTAATGAATTAAAATTTCTTTACGAATGTGATTATATTATTAATACTGCGGCAGAAACTCATGTTGGTAATTCTATAGCGAATAGCAATGAATTTATATCATCAAATATTAATGGTGTTCATAATCTCCTTGAATTAATAAAAAACTATAGACAAGAAACAAATAAAAAACCTACATTATTACACTTTAGTACTGATGAAGTTTATGGTGATATTATAAATGGAGTTCACACAGAAGATGATTTGCTCAAGCCAAGCAATCCATATTCCGCTACAAAAGCAGCAGCAGATATGTTAGTATTAGCTTGGAATCGCACTTATGGCATTCCATATATTATAGTTAGACCAACTAATAATTATGGCATAGGACAATATGTAGAAAAGCTTATTCCCAAGGCTTGCAAATATCTAAAATTAAATAAGAAATTACCTCTTCATAATAATGGTACTCCTATACGCAATTGGTTGCATGCGCGTGATACTGCAAATGCAATTATTACTATAATCGAAAAAGAAGTAAAAAATGAAATTTATAATATTAATGGAGATTATGAACAGAGTAACTATGAGACATTCGCTAAAATAGCTAATCTTTATAATGGTAAAGATATTGAAGATTGTATTGATTTCTCTTATAATAGAGACGGTCAAGATCTTAGATATGCTCTTGATGATAGCAAGCTTAGGTCTTTAGGTTGGAAACCAGAGGCTGATTTTGATAAAGAGCTTTCAGATATTGTAGAGTATTATAAAAGAATATATATATGGTAACAGCAGAACAATTAATTAAATTTGAGCGTGAAATTGGCGACACATTTGATAGTGGTGCTATTAGAGCGCCTATTCACTTATATCATGGTAATGAAGATATCATGATAGAAATTTTTAAAGATATCAATATTGAAGAGGATTGGGTATGCTGCACATGGAGAAATCATTATCAAGGACTTTTAAAAGGAATACCGCATGAAATTCTCAAAGAAAATATTATAAATGGTAAATCAATGGTAATGACACTACCTGAGTATAAATTTATTTGTAGTTCAATTGTTGGTGGTATTCCATCTATTGCTGCTGGTATCGCTTTAGCTATTAAATTAAAAAATAAATCTAATAGAGTTTGGTGTTGGGTTGGTGATATGAGCGCAGAAACAGGAGCTTTTCATGAAGCCTATAAATATAGCTTAAATCATGACCTACCAATTACTTTTATTGTGGAAGATAATGGAAAATCTGTATGCACTCCAACTAATAATGTATGGAACAGAACAACCCCTTATTTTCTAGAAAATAAATATAATGGTGGTATTCTTAGACAGAGAAATTTAATTTATTATCAATATGATAATAATAAGTATCCTCATGCTGGGGCAGGTAAACGTGTACAATTTTAATTATGAAATATCTTAATGAAATAAAAAAAGCAATGTCCTTGCTTGCCGAGCATCCACAAACAGTTTTTATTGGTCAAGCTGTAGAGTATGAAGGTACAGGTCTTTATGATTCGTTAACGCATATACCTGATCATAAAAAAATGGAGTTTCCCGTAGCGGAATATTTACAATCAGGTATTGTTAATGGAATGGCTATTGAAGGTATGATACCAGTTTCAGTTATTCCCAGATGGAACTTTTTACTAATGGGTACAGATCAAATAGTTAATCATTTAGATAAAATTCCATTAATGTCAAGAGGTAAATGCTTGCCTAAAGTTATTATCAGAGTAGCAGTAGGTAGTGAACGCCCCGTAGATCCACAGGATCAACATAAAGGTAATTTTGCAGAAGCCTTTAGATTGATGTGCAAAACCCTCGATATTATCGAGTTAATCGAACCAGAAGATATTTTACCTGCTTATGAGAAAGCTCTTAATAGAACAGATGGCAAGAGTACTATGTTAGTAGAATTCGGAGACTTTAGTAAAGAAAAATGAAAATACTAATAACTGGTGGAAATGGATATATTGCTAAAAGCATTTCTCTTTATTTAAAAGATAAATATGAATTAATTTCTTTAAATAGAGACAATTCAAATTTATTAGATAAAGATAGTATAATAAAGCAATTATCAGATATAAAACCAGATATAATTATACATACAGCAATTGAAGGTGGTCATAGAAATATTCAGTATGACGCTTCGATTGTTTATAAAAACTTGTTAATGTTCGAAAATTTATTACTTTATAAGGATAAAGTTAAATTTATATTTAATATTGGATCTGGTGCAGAATTTGATATGTCTCAACATATTTTTAATGCAAAAGAAGAAGATATCTTTTCATGTATACCCAAAGATTATTATGGATTTTCAAAAAATCTAATTAGCAAACGAATCCAACAAATTAATAATAATATTATAAATTTTAGAATATTTGGTATTTTTGATGAGAACGAAAATGACACACGATTTATTAAAAATAATATAACTCGATTCAAAAATGGACTACCCCCAGAAATACATGGAAATAAATATATGGACTTTTTTTATATAAAAGATTTTATTTCTATATTAGAGTATTATATTATCAATGGAAACCACCTTCCAAAAGACATTAATTTATGTTATGAAAAAAAATATAAATTAACAGATATCATTAAAATAATTTATGGTAACGGTATTGAGATACAAAAATTACCCTACTTATTTAACTATACTGGCAGTGCAGAAAAAATAAAAAAAATAAATCTAAAATTTATAGAAACTAAAGCTGCTATACAATCAATATTATCGCAATGAATTATTTAGCTAATACAGCTTGTTTTTTTTATTCCGATTCTAACAGATATGATAAACTGTTAGAATGCGCGATTAACAGTTTTAAGTATTATCATCCAGATATTAGAATAATTATTTTAAATAAAAATGATTATTCAGTTTATCATGCGGTTGATAAATTTGAACAAGCATTATCAATTTGCTTAAAAGAAAATATAAAAAAATCTATATTTTTAGGAGCGGACACAATAACATGCGCTAGACTTTTTGAGTTTTTAGATTCTAGTGAAGATATTTTAGCGACATTAGATTATCCATATCAGTTATCTACTGAATATGTAACTACTCCAGATCATGAAACACATTTAAATGCAGATGTTTTATGTATTAATAATTTATCTTTCTTATATAAAATATGTGAAATTACAAAAAATTACTCAACAAGTTATTATGAACAAGGAGCATTGAATCAAATTATTTGGAATAATATTAATAATTATTCTTATAAAATAATAGATTATCCTTATGATAAATCCGAAGTTATTTATAATGTTAGATCAAAAGGAAATGTAGCTGCCCAGTCAGGAGAAAAACCTTGGCATAATTACACAAATCATTGGAAAGTTCTTGATAATAAATTATACTCTCATGATAAAAAACAAATTAAAGTATTTCATTATTGCGAGGGTTTAGGAAATTTAGACGACTCTTCATTTATTCACATAATAAATTATTGGATCAATCAAGCATTCAACTCAGAAACTAAAAAATTTTTTAAAAGCATGTGCAATTGTGGAGACTTCTTTGATAAAGATTTTAACTTATGAAAATATTAGTTACTGGTGGCTCCAGCATGGTTGGAAAACATTTAAAAAAATTTTTGCCCAATGCAATTTATCTTTCGAGTGCCGATTGCGATTTAAGAAATTTTAATAATACTTACGAAGTATTTAAATTTCATAAACCTGATGCTATCATACATTTAGCTGCGAAAGTGGGAGGAATATTAGATAACATAAATGATCCTGTTGGATTTTTTGATGATAATATATATATTAATAGTAATGTGATTAAATGCGCTTATTCGCTTGGAATAAAAAAAGTTGTTAGCATATTAAGTACTTGTATATATCCAGATGTTTTATCCAAATCTCAGTATCCCATTAAAGAAGAATATTTACATTTGGGACCACCCACTAAAACTAATTTTGCTTATGGATATGCGAAAAGATGTATGGCTGTACAAATGGATTCCTATAATGAACAATATGGAACTCAATATTCATACTTAATTCCATGTAATCTATATTCAGAACATGATCATTTTGAAGGTAATAAAGCACATTTTTTATCTAGCTTAATTAAAAAAATTATTTTAGCTAAACAAAAAAATCAAGGCGCTATAGAATTATTTGGGTCTGGTTCGCCTTTGAGACAGTTCATGTATGCAGAAGATTTAGCAAAAGCAATTACATTAACTATTGAAAACACAAAGAACTTTAGTTATAATATCTGCACACCAGAGAATTTGAGTATAAAACAAATTGCAGAAGTTGCTTTAAAAGCTTGCAATGCTGATTATTTAAAAATTATTTGGGATAAAAGCAAACCTGATGGCCAATTTAGAAAAGATGCATCGTCTGAAAAGTTTCTAAAAGACTATCCAGATTTTCAATTCACACCTTTATCTGAAGGAATTTTAAAAACATATCTAAAAAAAAATAATGAAACCTTGGAAATTAAATGATTCAAATTTTAGCTTTTTTGATAGATTGAAAATATGCCGCTTCTTCTTGCAAAAAAAGAATTTTTGGACTATGAATTCAAAAGTTCGACTTTTTGAAGAACAGATGGCTCAATATATTGGATCAAAATATGCTGTATTTGTTTCTAGCGGTTCTACTGCTAATACTGTTCTAGCTATGTATCTAAAAGATCATAACAAAGAAGAAAAAAAACAGATTATATTTCCATCTACAACTTGGACAACATCAATTTCTCCATTTATACGAGAGGGCTTTGAGCCGATTTTCTTAGATATTTCTCTATCAGACTTTTCTTTAGATTTAGATGCTTTAGAAACTTATTTGAAGGAAAATAATAATTCAGTTGCTTGTGTTTTTGTCACAAGTTTAATTGGATTTGTTCCAGATATAAATCGATTAAAAGAAATAGGAGAGAAGTATCAAGTAAAAATTATGATGGATAATTGTGAAAATACTTTTGGTTCTTTTCGTAATAAAAATATTTCATCTTTTTTTACTAGCACTACCAGTACTTATTTTGGACATCAAATTCAAAGCGTAGAAGGTGGATTTATTTTTACAAATTCGTATGAAGAGTATGAATATTTTCTTATGTTAAGAAATCATGGTATGACAAGAAGCATTGCTGAACCAGAAAAATATGCTAATCCAGATGTTGATGCTAGATTTGATTTCTATTGTTTTGGAAACAATTTTAGGAATAGTGATATACATGCCTTTATTGGCCTTTTAGATTTTAAAAGAATAGCAAAATTGAAGAAAAAAAGAGAAAAACTTTTTAATCTATATGCTAATAAATTATTAAAATTTAATTATAAAATAGAAACAGAAAAGAAACACTCTCCATTTTGTCTGCCAATTATTTGCGAAAATCAAGAACAAAAACAAAAAATATTTGAATTTTGTGAAACAAATCAAATAGAAACTCGTCCTATTATTTCTGGTAATTTATTAAGACAAACCTGCTATAGTAAATTTGGAAATGCTAATAATTTTCCAAATAGCGATTTTTTACATAAATATTGTTTTTATGTTGGTTTGCATTATAATGTACAAGAAAAACAAATTTTAAATTTAGTTAATTTTATTAATTCCACCATATGAAAAAAGTTATTATCACTGGGATAACAGGCCAAGATGGCAGCTTCATGGCTGACTATCTTCTGAAGAATACCGATTATATTATTATAGCTGGCATAAGAAGATTGAGTGTGCCGAATCATAAAAACATACAACATTTACTAAATAATCCTCGATTTAAATTAATTGATTTAGATATTGCTGACGCAATGAATACATCATTAATTATTCGTGATGAGCAGCCAGATTATTTTATTAATTTTGCCGCAAATTCTTTTGTTGGAAATAGTTGGAATATGCCTATGCATCATATGCAAACCAATTGCATGCCAGTATTATATCAACTAGAAGCTATACGCAAATACGCTCCACATTGCCGTTATTATAATGCTGGTTCTTCAGAAGAATTTGGTGATGTTGTAACTGCCCCTCAGTCCGAAGAACATCCGCTTCGTCCAAGGAGTCCTTATGGAGCTTCTAAAGCCTCAGCGAGACATCTAGTTAAAGTATATCGTGATTCATATAATTTATATGCTATTCAAGGTTGGTTATTCAATCATGAAGGCACAAGACGGGGAGAAGAATTTGTCACTCGCAAAATCACTAAAAATGTTGCTAGAATTAAAAAAGCAATCGAAAACAAAATAACTTTTGAACCTTTAAAGCTTGGTAATCTTGAAGCTAAAAGAGACTGGAGCGATGCTGAAGATTTTGTAGAGGGTGTATGGTTAATGTTAAATCAAGACAAGCCTAAAGAATATGTTTTATCTTCCAATGAAACACATACAATTAAAGAATTTGTGGAATTAGCATTTCAAGCAGCAGGTATCGAAGGTATTTGGGTTGGCGAAAAATTAAATACTTTATATTTATTACCCAATTATTTATCTGATTTTATTGGACTGCCACAAACTAAGCTTGTAGAAATTGATGAAAAATTTTATCGCCCAGCAGAAGTTGATCTGCTTTTGGGTGATTCAACAAAAGCTAGAGAAAAACTTGGATGGCAACCCAAAACATCTTTCAAAAAACTTGTTGACAAGATGGTAGCTCACGATATAATGGAGCTAGATGGCAAAGTCTAAGATTAACAAGAAACATATTCTTGCAAGACTAACGCTTGTCCCCACAAAGGATAAGCGTTTGTTTTATATGCGAGAAATGAAGTTCCTTAACGATCTATGTGATCGTTATTCATTGGAGTTTATGAATGCTGTATCTTTTGATAAGAAATTTGATTCACTAGCTTATCTAGTGAGCGAAAAACTCAAAGACACGCTAGACCAAAAATTCCGCGCCTTTAATTTTAAGGTTGATCTTTCGAAGTATGAATGGTATGATATAGGAGAAAAGGTTGGTGATGATATAGAGATTTCAAAGCCAGCAAAAACAATAAAAGATTTTTTAAATGAGCAAGACTAAAGAAAAAGAAGTAATAAAGTCAAATGATGTGTTGAATTCGTTCTTAAAGCAGAACTCAACGGATCATTATAATTTTGAAGAATCGATTGACTACAAGGTTTCCAGCGGATCATTGCAGCTTGACCTACAATTGGGTGGTGGCCTAGGTCCAGGTTTGCATAGATTTGTTGGAATGAATGAGGGTGGCAAGACTAGTGCTGCGCTTTCTTTCATGAAGAACTTCCTAGAAAAAACACCCAATGGCAAAGGCTTTTATATCAAAGCTGAAGGTCGTCTCTCTACAGAAATGCAGGAGAGATCTGGTATTAAATTTGTTTTCTCTGCCGAAGAGTGGCAGGCGGGTACTTGTTTTGTTTTTGAAAGCAATATCTATGAAACAGTAGTTGATGTCATGCGTCAGCTAGTGTCTAGAAACGATGAAGGTAATCTGTATTACTTTTTGCTTGATTCGGTAGATGGATTGATCTCTAAAGGAGACTTGGATAAAAGCTTCGAAGATTCCAATAAGGTTGCTGGTGGAGCAGTTATTGCCGCCAACTTCATGAAAAGATTGTCGATTGGTCTTGCTAAACGCGGACATATGGCGGTGTTTATTAGTCAGGTTCGTGCCGATATCAAACTCGATCCATATTCCAAAGCACCAGTTCGACAAACTTCTGCTACGGGGGGTAATGCGCTGCTTCACTTTGCCAACTGGATTTTAGAATTTGAATCCCGATATAAGGGAGATCTTATTCTTCAAAATCCCAGCGACAATAAAATTGATTTAGTAAACAATCCCATTATTGGACACTTCGCCAAAGTCACTGTCAAAAAATCACCTAACGAAAAAACCAATTTGACTATTCCATATCCAATTAAGTATGGACGCACAAATGGCAATTCAATCTGGGTTGAGAAAGAAGTTGTTGACCTTTTGTTTTTGTGGGAGTTTTTGGTAAAGAGGGGAGCATGGATTTCATCAACAGAAGAATTTGACGAACTTCTTATAGAAAATGGTTTCCCAAAATTTGAAAAGATTCAAGGTCAGGAAGCCTTATTCTCATTCATTGAGGGCGATAAAAAACTATGCGACTTCCTAGTTAATTATTTTAAGAAAACAATTGCCAATGAAGTTTAAAACTCTTACTGGATCATCTGCTGATTTAAAAAATGCTAAAAAGTATTTGATAAACTGGCAAGGACAAAGCAAGAGCAAGTTTCAGCTTTCCGTTAAGGATTTTCTTCATCCTTACTGGAAGGCTGATATTGTTTTTGAGGAACTAAAAATAGTTGGTACTCGTTTGTCATTTGACTTTTATAATGCAAATAAAAAGATCGCTGTTGAAGTTCAAGGCGAGCAGCATACAAAATATGTTAAATTCTTTCATGGTAATAGAATGAAGTATCTAGAGCAATTAAAAAGAGATGATAAAAAATTTCGATTCTGTGAAATAAACGGAATTAATCTTGTTGAGATATATCCAAAAGACATCATAGGAGAAGAGCTATTTGAATCATTTGGCGTAATTTTGTGAGTTGACTTCTCTAGGATTTGTGGTATCTTTAGCTTGGTATGATTTATAACTTAGAATTGGAAAAACAATTGCTCGCTGCTCTCATCAAGGAACCTGAGAGCTACACAGAGGTCGCAAATTTTATCAGTTCCAAGGATTTTTATTCAGAAGAATCCAACCTGCATAGTACAATTTTTACTATCATCAAACAAGCCATTGATTCTGGCGAAGCAGTGGACGAAGTAATCATTGCCCAACGAGTCAATTCTCTTGGATTGTCGTTTGAAGATAGGGTAAATCCAGCAGACTACATCCGTTCATTGGCCTTCAGAAAAGTTCCCAAGGGCAACTTGGTTAAAACTGCGCGTGAATTAAAGAAGTTTACTATTCGCCGCGAGATCTTTGAGTCCGCTCAAGAGATCGCAAAGAGAATGAAGTCTGTTTCTCCAGATACGACTTACTCTGACATTATTGAACAGGCGGATAATGCTTATAATTCTCGCATCAATTTGTACGAGATTGGCAATGATGTGCCAGAAAACATTTACGAAGAAATGGAAGCTCTTGTCGAAGAGCGTGGCAACAATCCTGTCAACGAATTCGGGATGATGGGTCCACATAAAAAAGTAAATGAAATCTATGGTTCGCTTCTGAGGCCAGGAAATATTACGGTTATTGTTGCTCGATCTGGTGTTGGCAAAACTCAGTTTTGCATGGACTATAGCACCAAGGTTGCCGTAGAGTATGGCATCCCTGTATTGCACTTTGATAATGGCGAGATGAGCAAGGAGGAACTGGTTATGCGGCAGTGTGCCGCACTATCTGGTGTACCCATGCATTTGATCGAAACGGGTGAGTGGCGTAGGGCTGGACAAGATGTGGTCAATAAGATCAGATCAATTTGGCCTAAGATTAAAAACATGAGGTTCTATTACTACAATGTAGGCGGCATGGATGTTGACTCAATGATCAAAACGCTCAAGAGATTCTATTATGGCAAAGTGGGTCGCGGCAATAAGATGATCTTTTCTTTTGACTATATCAAAACAACATCAGAATCAACTGCTGGCAAAAATGAATGGCAGGTAGTTGGTGAAATGGTTGATAAGTTTAAAAAGTGTATTCAGAAAGAGATCCTAGAAAATGGCAATCCCGTGATTCCCATGATTACTTCTGTTCAGTCAAACAGAAGCGGTATCACAAATAATCGCCAGTCTCAGAATATTATTGATGATGAAAGTATTGTGTCATTGTCTGACCGAATCACACAGTTCTGCTCGCACATGTTTATTCTTCGTAATAAAACAGTGGACGAGATTGAAACAGAGGGTAGAAGCTTTGGTACGCACAAGTTGATCAATGTTAAGGCTCGACACTTGGGCAAAGATATTGCTGGCGCAGTTGAACCTGTGCGTGTTGGTGATACTCTCCGCAAGAACTTCATTAATTTAGAATTTAAGAATTTTGCGATTACTGAAAGAGGCGATCTTCGTGATGTTGCTCGCTTCATGGAAGGAAACCTTGAACTAGACGAAGATGACGACGACGACCTGCCAAGTTTCAATTGATCCAGCACAGATCCAAGCTACGCTAGAATCTGTTGGCTATAAGCTATTAGATTTTGGCAACCACTGGAGAACTAGTGCTTTGTACCGAGGAGGAGACAATCAAACGTCTATCCGCATTTATAAAAACACAGGAGTCTGGACTGACTTTGTACAAGGTAATAAGTCTTTACCTTTTGAGCGACTCATACAACTCACTCTCAATAACGATCAAAAAAAATTAAAGGACATAATGGCTTCTCTAAAGAAGTCTGATGAATTCGTTTATACCAAAAAAGAAACTATCGAAATGGAAGAAATTTATCCCGAAGAAATGCTAAAGAAACTGTTTCCCAATTTCACTTTCTATACCAAGAAGGGCTTCTCAGAAGAGATATTGAAATTTTATAAAACAGGTTTGGCTGGTGCTGGAAAGATGTATCGCCGCATGGTATTCCCAATTTATAATGAGCATAAGCAAATTATTGGATTCAGTGGTAGAAAGATTGACGAGGGCAACGATCAATCTCCCAAGTGGAAGCATCTTGGTAAGCGCAAGAATTGGATCTATCCAGCATATATCCCACAAGATCAATCGATTGATTCTATAATTAAACAGCAGCAGGAAGTTATTCTTGTAGAAAGCATTGGCGATAGTATGGCTTTGCATGAGCAAGGATTTAAAAATAACTTGGTAACTTTTGGTATCGGTGTTTCACCTAATATTATTAATTATTTGAATTCCTTCCCAATTAAAAAGATCATTATTGCAACTAATAATGATTACAATTCGCAAGTTAATCATGGATATGTATCGGCAATCAGCATCCTCATGTCGCTGCGCCCGTTCTTTGATTTTGATCAAATTCAAATCAAGCTTCCGCCACATCCACATAATGACTTCTCCGAAGCATTTCAGAGTGGATATAATCTAGAAGATTGGTATAATAGTGAAGTTGATTCAAAGACTTATCGAAATGAACTGCTTGAGTTTATTCAAAACAATAAACATCGCTTCAAGCTTAAAGAAGTTCAATCGCTAATTAAATTTTTACAAAACTATGACTGAACCAGTAACACCATTATCCGCTAGTCGGATCAAAACCGCTCAATCGTGTAGTTGGCTATACTGGTGCAAGTATAAGCTTAATCTACCTGATGCATCCAATGATGGTGCAAAGCGTGGCAGTATTTGCCACTTGATTTTTGAATTACTTGGTGAACCGAAGAGAAAGTCAATTTATAAAAAAATCATTAATCGTCAGGATGTTTTTGCAGTACCATCCATCAAGCGTCTTATTTACAAACATGCTAAAAAAGTTGGAGTAGATGACGAAGAGAACATTGAATCTATCAAAGAAATGACTTTGAATGGATTGAAGTACGACTTCTATGGTGAAAGCTTTGGGAAACCTACTGAAGCTATTTCAGAAAAAGACTTCGAAATTGTTTGCAACGAAGAAGATCGTCGTTATAAAATCAAAGGCTTTATCGACAAATTGTTTTTGTATAAGAAAAATAAGTTTGCACTTATTAGAGACTTTAAAAGCAGCAAACAGAAATTCAAAGGAAAAGAAGTATCCGATAATCTTCAAGACTACATGTACAGTCTTGCTATCAAGCATATTTACCCAGAATACAAAAACCGTCAGAGTGAATTTTTGTTTTTAAAGTTCGGCTTGGATGAGGAGATGTTAGAAAAGTCAGAGGGCGTAATCCGAATGAATATTATTTCGGATGATGATCTAGAAGGATTCGAATATCAGTTGAACGGCATCCAAGAATACTTGGATAATTTTTCAGAATCAGATGCTATGGGCAACCTTGCTGCTCGACAAAAGTATCCCACTGATAATTCATTTGGTGGGCCACTACAATGCGGCATGGGTAAATACCAAGGACAGCTTAAAAAAGATGGAACGGTAATGTGGCATTGTCCAATGCGCTATCCCTTTGAATATTTTTTGATTTATAAAGACGATGTTATGGTCAAATCTATTTTTGATCATGAGAGGGAAGAGTCTGAAAAACAATACCCACAAGACGCTGGATACGTCTATAAAAAAATGGAATATAAAGGGTGTCCACATTATCACCCACAAAATTATTGACTTGTGTGTAGGTTTGTGGTAGCATCTGTTAATGCTTCCATTATTCAAATCTCACTTTTCAATTGGCAAGAGCATACTAACTCTGGATCATCCCGACAAAGCTGTTGAGGATGGTCCAGATAGTATTTTTTCTATAGCTCAAGAAAACAATTTACAAGAATTGTATCTCGTTGAAGATTCGATGACTGGATTTTTTGAAGCTTTTCGCAAGTGCAAGGATCTTGGTATACAATTAATTTTCGGCTATCGCTTTACTTGCTGCACATGCTTAGAAAATAAAGACTCATGCCATAAGCTAGTAGCATTCGCCAAAGACGATGCTGGCTGCAAAGATTTGAATAAACTGTATAGCTTTATCAATACAGAGAGTGACGGCAAGATTACTAATGATGATCTTCTAAAAATGTGGACGCCAAACTTGATTCTGGCGGTTCCATTTTATGATTCATTCATCTTTAATAATCAATTGTACTTGGGAAATTGTGTTCCAGAGTTCAAGGGTATTAAGCCAATATTTTTTATTGAGCAAAACAATCTGCCGTTTGATGGCATGATTAAAAATGCTGTTGAGGAATATGCACAGCGTAATAACTGCGAAACATTTCTAACTAAGTCTATTTACTACAAAAATAAATCTGACTGTGACGCATTCCAGTCTTATAAAATTGTATGTAACCGATCATTCGGTAAGCAAGCTACACTATCTTCGCCAAACCTAAATCACTTTGGTAGTGATGAATTTTGCTGGGAATCATTTGCTGAACAATCTCAATAATATGAAAGATAATCTACTACGTTTTCAGTATCGCCAAAAGTATCTGATTCTCGACTTTGAGACAGAAGGATTAAATCTGGTATCAAGCAGACCTTGGCAAGCAGCTTGGATTTTAGCTGAAGGTAAAAACATTATTTCTAGAAACGACCGATTTCTTTTATGGGATGATTTAAAAGTTTCTGAGGGTGCAGCAAAGATTACTGGTTTCTCTGAAGAATCGTATCTTCGCAAAGCAGAAGATCCCCGCATTGTATTTGATGATTTGGCTAAGTATATTTATGATCCAGAGTATTTGATTATCGGGCAGAATCTTCTTGGCTTTGATGTCTACATGTTTAATATTTGGCGTAAGGCTATTGGCCTACCTAGTGATTATTCTTTCATTGACCGCATAATTGATACTAAATCATTAGCAACTGCAATATTTAAAGGTATCCTGCCCGATCATAGTAACTTTATGTCTTGGCAGTATAAACTTTTGAATCATAAAGAAAAAGGCTTGAAGACCTCTCAAGCTACGCTATTAAAGCATTACAATATTCCTCACGATCCCAAGCGACTGCACGATGGCATGTACGATATTGAAATGAACTTCCAAATCTTCCTTAAACAAATCTACGATATTGAAGTATGAAAAATTTATTTAAAAAATACGAATCTCCGTTTCCAGCGGGAGTTAAGCTCCCGAATATTCACATTGAGCAAAAGCAATATCAGACAATTGGATGTCCTGAAGATGCGAGTAATTTTAACTTCCTGCGGCGACTGTGCTTTGAAGGCGTTAAGACAAGGGGCATTGATAAGCTAGATAACGTAAAGGAATATTATGATCGTTTGTCAATGGAGCTTTCTATTCTTAATGAATTGGGTTTCATTGATTACATTCTTCTCAACTGGGATATCCTTAACTTCTGTCATGAAAATGGCATTCCAACTGGGGCGGGGCGTGGATCTGCCGCAGGTTCTCTTGTGCTGTACGTCATTGGCGTAACCAATATCGATCCAATTAAATACGATCTATTCTTTGAGCGGTTCGTATCGAAAAGTCGTGCGAGGAAGATTGAATCAGATGGGGAAATCTTTTTGGATGGTACTCTGCTTGCCGATATTGACAATGATATTAGTTACGATCGCCGTCAGGAGGTGATTGAATATATCAATCAAAAGTATAAAGGTAAGACATCTAAAATCCTCACACTCAATACTCTCAGCAGTAAACTTTGTATTAAAGAATGCGGCAAAATTGTAGCAGAGATGTCGGAATCTGCTGTCAACGAAATCAGCGATACAATTCCCAAGAAGTTCGGCAAAGTGGCGAAGTTATCTGCTGCTTATACTGAAAGCGATAACTTTAAAGCTTTCGCTAATAATAACAAACGTGTTTATCGTATTGCCAAGAAGTTAGAGGGCTTGAACAAGAATACTGGTGTCCACCCATCTGGTATTGCAATCAGCTTCTATACTCTGGAAGACATCATGCCCATTCAGAAGACTGGTGATGATGCAGTTGTCTCTGGCTATGATATGAACAACGTAGCGGAGCTAATGGTCAAGTTCGACATTCTTGGTCTTCGCACTTTGTCTGTTGTACATGACGTTTGTAAATCGCTTGGAATCAAAGTTCAGGACATTGACCCTAACCATGAGTCAATCTACGCTGCATTACAGGTTCTTAAATCACCCAGTGGTTTGTTCCAAATCGAAGCCGATACAAACTTCCGCGTAGCTCAGAAAGTTGCTCCCCGCAATTTGGAACAGTTATCTGCGGTAGTTGCTATCGCAAGGCCAGGTGCTTTGGATTTCTTGGATAGATATGCGGAGTATGTACGCACTGGAGAGTTCCAATCGGTACATTTGTTCTTCGATGATATTCTGAGCTATACAGGCGGTATTCCACTGTATCAGGAGCAGTTGATGAAGATGGCGGTGAAGGTTGGGTTCAGCCTTGATGAATCAGAGCAACTACGCCGTATTGTGGGTAAGAAGAAGGTGGCTGAGATGGGCGCATGGAAAGAAAAGATCAGCAGTAAAATCGCTGAGAACAATCTTGATCCTGTGATTGGAGATGTTTTGTGGAAGGTTGCCGAAGACTCTGCAAACTATTCATTCAACAAGTCTCACAGTATTTCTTACGCTTATCTTGCAGCAATTACCGTATATCTTAAATTCAATTATCCACAGCAGTTTTTCTTGAGCTTGCTGAAGTTCGCTCAGTATGAGCCGAATCCTCACGAAGAAATTCATAAGATTACTCAAGAGCTAAATCACTTTGGAATTAAACTGCT